CTTCTTGGACTTCTTCTTGTACTTCTTCTTGGACTTCTTCTTGGACTTCTTCTTGTACTTCTTCTTGGACTTCTTCTTGGACTTCTTCTTGTACTTCTTCTTGGACTTCTTCTTGGACTTCTTCTTGGACTTCTTCTTGTACTTCTTCTTGGACTTCTTTCTCTAACATTTATACTACCACCATTCCGTTTATCTTTTTTATCCTTTTTATCCTTTTTATCTTTTTTATCTTTTTTATCTTTTTTATCTTTTTTATCTTTTTTATCTTTACCTTCACATCCTTTTTTTTCCTCTTTTTTATTTTCTATCATTATAAAATATATATAAGATATTATAATTTTATTAATTTTATTTATATATAATAAATAAAATTAATAAAATTATAATATCTTATATATATTTTTATTACTTTTCATTTTTTATTTTCATCTTCATCTTCATCTTCATCTTCATCATCACTATCACCAACTATCATATCTTCAACATAATCATAAGCTTTCACTATTTTCTTTTTAAACATGCAAAATCTACTATTTTTATTCCATAAATAATCTAATATAAATATATATACTAATGTAAAACATAAAGTTATTAATATATTTCGAGTTGCAAGGAAAATAATACTTGATACAGTTAAAATTCTAAATAATGTTGTTTTAAATATTTTTTCATGATCTTTTGTTAAATCACTCAATACATATCTTCCTCCACAATTTATAAAAAATACACAAATTGCTGTTATTATTGGACTATTATTTAAACCAAACAATAATTCTTGTGCTAATAATGCCATATATATTATTTTCTATTTTATCTAATTATTTATATATGATATAAAAATAATATTAAAAAATGATTAATATTTTATTTTAATTATATACCAAAGAAATTCATAAATATTAGTTATAACTGATATTTAAGATTTTTTATATCTTTGTAAGGCATAAGGTGAAAAGCATATTCTCTATAAAAAAATACCTTCAAAGAAAATTAAGTTAATGAAACTTTGCAGTTGTGATGATGAACATTATGAACGTTGGTTAAAGCAAAAAAGCTTTTATTTTTGATACAAAGGTAAAAATGTGTATGTTGTCATTCAAAATTTGTAGTAGCTATTAAGAAAGATAAATTTATTTTAGATTCAAAGGTATACTAATCTTTAGTTGTTGAATAATGAAAAATATATACTTTTATTTTTAAATTAATGGAAAAATATTTTTTAATTTTATTTTACATCTTCATTTTTATTCCTAATTGTAAAATTTGTTCCATCACTAATATTAATAAAATACCAGATAATACATATAATAATAAATTCATATATTTATCCATAACTGTTTCATCAATATCTTCAGGTTCATCATTATTATTATTGTTGTTTTTATTATTATTTTTCTTTTTAGTTTTCTTAAAACTATTTGGCATAAATTCACTATTTACACCTGAATTTTGTGTCTTTAACATATCTGTTTCTGTTATATCTATTATACTTTGAGTTTTACGCATTTCTTCATCGTTTAATATATATTTCTTTAAATCAAAATCATCGGGCATATTCATATCACCTCCAAAATTAGAATATTCCGATATACCTGTACTTCCAATATTAAATCCTTCAATATCTTGTTGTTCTCTTGCTTTTTCTTTACAATTTAATGTTGCTTTATGTATATCTGTCATTGGAACATCCTTTGTTGTTATTACTTTATTTCTATTATTTATATCAGAACCTTCGTATTCACTGTATTTCCCTAATGCTTTTCCCTTTTTTGCTTTTGGTTTTGGTTGTCGTAATTTACATACTGCTTCTTGTTCTAGATTTAATAAACTTAAATTAGTAGCATCATTAGATTGAGTTGTTCCATATAATTCATCTAAAGAACTATATGATAATGCCATGTTATTAAATTATATTATGATATTTATTATAATTATATTTTTGTTATTTATTATATAATTATTATATTATTATAAAAAAATCTTTATTATTATTTTTATTTTTTTTTGATTTTTATTTGATTTTATTTATATGTTTATTTTATTTTTATTTATAAATATACCCAAGATGATACATTACGATCTATTGTTTTAAGTTCTTTATTAATATATTCTGGGAAAATTGATTTACCAGTTCTAACTTCATATCTACCATATTGATATGTAATTCCTGTATAATTATGTTCTTTACAATATTTTTGAGCACCTTCTAATGTATTCTCATGAGGTAAATTATTTGGATCATAATTTTCTGGATAAAATTTTATATAATATCCTTTAAATTCTTCTGAAAATTTAGTTTTGTTTTTTAATCTTGTTAAATTCAATTGTAAAAAAGAATTATCAATAGTTTTAACTAATAAATCATACCCCATCGCTTCTAAACGTGAATAAATTTGGATAGTATCATATGTACTTATTAAATAATTCGATTCAAATGAAATAAGAAATGGTAATTCATCATTTGTTTGTATATCATTTAAAAACTTATGAATAATTATCTTATCATGTCCTTCTGTATCTATTTTCAAATGGAAAATATTCTTTAAATCATATTCTTTATATATACTATATAATGGTTTTACTTGTATCTGTTCTTTAGTAATTATATCATCATAATTTAAACCTTTTTTCTTTATCTCCAAATTTACATATTTATGATTTGAATATAAAGAGTTTGAACCTTTTATATCATGATGAAACTCATATTTCTCAATATTTTCTGGTGTTATATAGTGTATAATTTCTTCTCCCTCTTTATCGCTTATTCCTATATTTATTTTTATACATCCCTCTTTATTTATTAAATTATCATAATAATATTTAATTGGCTCTATTGATATCCCCTTTAAATTATTATTTGATACTAATTCTGTATTAAAATCACATGAACCAACTTCTAAATAATCATAAAAAGGCATTATTATTTTATTTTATTTGAATTTAATTTGAATTTAATTTGAATTTAATTTGAATTTAATTTGAATTATTAACTTTCATAAAATATATATGATATACTTTTATATAAAAAAAAAATTTTGTGAATTTTTATATGATATACGTTTATATTTTGTTGATATTATTTATCTAAAATATAAAGAAAAAAATTATGTGTTCTAGTGCGGACTACTCACTGTGCATCGAGCAGCCGCCTCGTGCGTAATCAAGACAAAGAAGGATTCGACGAAATGAACGGCTGTATGCTCTTCATGTATTCTTTTGAGTCGAAACGAGGGTCGAACCAATAGACTTTATCATAATGTAGGAGCTCTGCGCGCATGTTCTCGAGAAACTTACGCGCGTTCTTTTCGTCGAAACCTTCTTTGTCTTGATTACGCACTATATATGCATAGTAATTCCAGTGCTCCTTCAAGCGCGCTATTTGCATTGGTGTCAATGCCTCTTTGCTGTCTTGTGTAGCCATCACTTTTTGTGTGGTGTGGCTCGTGTGTGCCAAAATGGCAACGGTAAATTATACATACATAATAAAAATCATTTTTTTTGTGTGGCCTTAAATAATAGAACCAATAATTCAATTAAAGATTAAAAATTTATTTTATTATAAATTAAAAGATAATATTAAATTTTGTTTTAGCTCCAAAAGAAAATAATTATCATATTATATTTATAATAAGTTTTATCTTGATTATTTATAGTTAGCATATACATATTGTTAGGTTACATTTTATAAATTTACCAGATAATTTACTATATATAACAAAAAGGTTTTTCTATGTCATTTGTTACAAATAATCTATAATTATCTAATTTTGTAAATTCTTTTGTCTTTAAATTTACATATATCAAATCATAAAATTTATTTGCTTTATATATATTCCATAAATTGGATGAATTAATTCTATTTCTATATTATATTTTTCTTTAATTTACAATACTGTTATATTAGACATATTTATTTATATATGATATATCTTTTATTCTTATACTATGTTTCATTTTTCCTATAAACTGAATATATAAATATATTCTTTATATAAAAATAAAATGTATGAAAATGGTATGTCTGACATACTTAATTTGCAAAAGCTAATCCACCCATTCCTGACATAATACGGAGAACGTTGTAGTTTGTGGCGTAAACACGAACGTTGTGGGTATCGTTTGTGCGAAGAGTGAGTTTAAGGTCTGCTACATCAATACGTGAGAAGTTGCAAGTTCCAGATGGTTGGTGTTCTTCTGGTTTAAGTGCGAATGAATATACGTTAATACCACGGTCACCTGGTACTTTAGTGTGGTGTTGCATTGGTTGTATAAGGTTGAAGTAATCACCAGTGCGAGATGCTGTGCGGTCGTGACCATTGAGTTGGAGTTTAGCTTCTGATACTGGGTTGATTGGGTATGTTGGTGATGTACCTGCTATACGGAGTGCCATATGGTTTGTACCTTGTGCTGCATCAGATGTGGTTGGGTAGAATTGGTAATCAAATTGTCCTACTGAAAGGTTGGTTACTGCTGATGTGATATCAGCACCAGAGTATGTAGTTTCAGTAACGTTATTTGCTGGTTGTGCAACCCATACAAGTTCTTTAACTGGGTGGTTGAAATGAAGTTTTACAGTTGCTGAAGTTGCTGAGAATGATTCTTGACCTGAGTATTGAACTTGTTCAATAAGATATTCATGAGATGTTTGTGCAAAACGACGACGTTCATCAGTGTCAAGGTAAATGTAATCAACCCAGAGAGAGCAAGATGAAAGGCTTAAATCAGCATCGTTGAAGAGAACACGAGTATCTACTGATTCATCATCGGCATCAGCTGTTAATGTAAGAGTACGAGAGTTTGAACCAATTTCCCAAGTTGCTGTTGAAGTTTCGCTTGTTGTTCCTGCAGTAGTTGTACCTGTAATTTGGAATGAAAACATACCAAGGTATTTACCACCGTTGAATTCAAAATTTACTTTAACTTCATGGTATTGGAGTGCGATAAGAGGTAGTGCAAGACCTGGGTTACGGCAAAACCAGAATTCAAGTGGAACATTGATTTCTTGTGCTGCAATTGAACCTGGTGTACCATCAGTTCCCATAAATTCATTGTCTGCGAAACCAGCGTATCCGAATTGTTCATAGCGTTTGTCTGCTGAACCATCGTCTTTCTTTGCAAGTTCACCATCACCTACAAGTTTTGCGTATCCTGAGGCTTTTGATTCTGGGAGTGAAAGTTCGTTCCAGATGTTCATCCAGTCACCGTATTGTTTATCAATACGTTGTCCACCAATTTCAAGTTCTACATCCTTGATAAGTGCAAGACCAAATCTGCGTGCAAAGTGGATTGATGCGTTCTTTGCGGCTACTGCTGCTGCTGTATCTGCGAGAGTTGTAGTTACTGCTGGGATTACTACACGGAGCCACATCTTGTGAATAAGATCACCATTACGTGAAATGGTTGCGCTGAATTTCTTGCCAACATTTGCTGCACCATTGAAAGTTTGTTCAATTGCTTCCATTGCGAAGTTAGTATGACGACGGTATACTACCTTGAAGAATGTGATTTGTGGGTTACCTGTGAGATATACATCTTGAGCCCCGTATGCTACTAATTGCATAAGACCTCCTCCCATTTTTAAGAGCTTTTAAAAATATTATAAAAAAACTATATTTTTTTATTATATATTTAGAAAAAAAATATTTATTTTTTTTATATACTTTATTACACCTTTTTTATTTTTAAATGCATACTTACATCTTTAAAAAAATAGAAAATAATGTAATAACTATGAGAATAATGTTTTTCTTACATATGTAGAGATGTCGTTTTCTTCGTAAGTCATTATCAGTAATAGAAGTACTTAAATGAACCATATAATTTATAAATGCCTAATTTTTTGCTTTCAGAGCCAAGACATTTAAAATGGTTGATAAAATATTTTTATCATTAACATTTTTTTCTTTCTATTATGTAATTATATATAATATATCTTTATATAGTTTTATTTATCAATTAAATTTTATATTCGGCATTTAAAATTGGAAAAGGTGTAATATTATTTATTATAAATAATATATTTGTGAAAAATTAATTATATTTATTATATTTTTATTGTATTATTATTCAAATGACAAAATGGATCATTTGATATTTCATTATTATTTTCATTAATCCAATAACTACGACATAAAGGACAATTCTTATTTCGTGCTAACCACATTCTAATACAATCTGTATGATATGGTTTTTTACATTGACTCAAACATATTTTAACACTATTTTCATTTATATGCTCATAATCAAAATCATCATAACATATACTACAATATTCTTCTTCTTTGCAAATATTAATTAATTCATTATTAATATCATTAGTTTTATTATCATCATTATTTATTACATCTTTATCCTCTAATACCTTTTTAATACGGATATTTATACGTTCTTTTACTGATATAAAATTATCACAAATTGTTGTTAAATGTTCGTATCCTAAATTATTACATACACGGTTTATTATAAAATACAAATGCTTACATAAATTATCTTGCTTATGTTGTCGCATTTTATAATCCATACAATTACATTGGGCTTTTGTATTTGATACCTTTAGCTTATAATAACGATCCTTATCAATATTAGAATAATTATATACTGTAGAATTTTTTACTTCAAAATTCCATTCATCATTCTTACTGTCATATATACTTGACATTAAAAATATTTTCTCCGTATTACCTTTTATTTTTCTTTTGCTATTCATTATTACAAAAAATATACAATAAATATACAAAAAAATAATTTATTTATTACTATATATTCTTTTTTATATAATTATATTAATTTATATTTATATCATTTTTTTGTCTTTTTTATTTTTATTTTAATTTATTTTTAATATATATATAAAATAATTTTTATTATATGTAATTAAATATTAAATTATTTTAATTAGTTTATTTATGTATTATAAATAATTTAAAAGATGTTATCATATAATGAACCCATAAATATAACTAAAAATTTTCAAAATAAAAGAAAATTACAATATCAAAAAAAAAATATTACATTGGATGCTTTCCATAAAGAACAAATTAAATCTTTTATGAATAATGAATTTGATAAAATACAATTTCATAATAATCATAATTTTAAATTTATGAATCTTAACAAAAAATTTTTAATTAATATTAATAAAAATAAAGGACAACAAAATTTACATAAAATAAATCAACAATCCAATAATACTACAAAAAATAAAAATGATGTTATTAATAAAATTAAAAATGAAGAAATTAACTATTTTATGAACTTAAGTAAAATCTTATTTGACTATTATAATATTGATAAAAAAATAAATAATATGTATAATAAAACAAATAAAAACAATAGAAATAATCAAAATAATAAGTCTGGAAATTTTAATAATTTATCTAATAATAATATAATTAATAATAATAGTGTTGATATTTTAGATATTTTTAATCAAGCACAACAATCTAATAATTCAAATCAAATTAAAAATTTTAATAATGATAACAATTTGTTTGAAAATATAGATTATACTCAAAATAAATCAGATTTATATGAACAATATCTTTCAATATATGATAAATATTATATTAATAAAGAAATATCTTATGTTAATTATTGTCATAGTTGTAATTCAACTAATATTGTAATTAATGAAAATGCAATATCATATTGTGATAATTGTTCTTGTATTATAAATATTACCATTGATACAGATAAACCTTCATATAAAGAACCACAAAAAGAAATTTCTTATCTTAATTATAAACGCAAAAATCATTTTAATGAATGTTTAAACCAAATTCAAGGAAAAGAAATTACAGATATTCCGCAAAAAGTTTTTGATTTAATATATATTGAATTGCGTAAGTTAAAAATTATGGATTCTAATAATAATTTAATTGGTTGTACAACTATTAAATATGAAATTTTACGAGAAATTCTAAAAAAAATTAAGTTAAATAAATATTATGAACATATTGCTTATATTCATTATCGTATTACAGGTATATCATCTAGTTTAATTCCTAATGATTTAATTGAAAAACTTAAAAATATGTTTGAACTTATACAAAACCCGTTTTATAAATATTGTCCTAATACTCGTAAAAGTTTTTTATCATATTCTTATTGTATTCATAAAATGTTTCAAATATTAGGAGAAACTGAATATATTAAATATTTTCCATTATTGAAAAATAGAGAAAAATTATATTTACATGAAAAAATTTGGAAAAAAATTTGCAATGATTTAGGTTGGACTTTTATACCTTCTATGTAATGGGATAAGAATGTAATAGCTGAGTGTATATATAAATTATTTTTGATTTATTTTAATTATCTTTCTTATTTTTTTCAATTGATTTTTATAATAATCATCTTCTAAATTATTTTGGAAGTTTTTCCTGAAAATATTTTTTAAATTTAAATTTACATAAAAATTCATTACATTTCCTATACATATTATATCTTTAATATTATCTATATCTTTAATAGAAGTACTTCTATTATTTCTTGGTGTTGGTTCATCTTCCGTTTCTAAAAACATTCCAATATTTGTACCTATATGATTCCAATATGTATTACCGTATTGTGAATATGATGAACTTCTTGGAGTCCTTGTTCCATCTTGATGTAAGGAACCACCTTGCATATTAAGTAAATTATACTCAACTTTATTTAATAGATTATTTTTATTTATGCGAAAATCTTGTTTATTATTTAATTGTGAATTCATAAATTTAATTGAATAATCGTGCCAAATATTATATTTATACTGAAAATAATTTTTTTTAATATATTGATTTGATTTAAAATTATTATTTATATCATCTTCTATATGTTTATTAACTTCTTGTATATTGATAAATTGCGTTTCATTAATATTAATATATGATGGATGATAAATTTCTTCTATATTTTCATATTCATTTTGCATTTCATTATTATAATAAGTAATATTACTTATTTGGTCATTATAATCATAATCATAATCATAATCCATTTTATATTTTTATAAAAATTTTTATTAAACTTATGTATGTATATATATATTTTATATTATATAGATTATATATAGTTATATATAAATATATAACTTATATTTATATCAATTATTTTATTACTTTATTATTTTTTATTTATATTTATTAAAATTCTTCAGCTACACTTTCAAAAGCATATGACCCAGCACTCCATATAAAAGATATAAAAAAATATTTTAAAAATGGTAATAATCCAATAAATATTAAAACTAATCCTAAATATTGCATTGGTTGTAATTCTTTAAATAATTTTGTATCTTCCTTATTATATGTTGTTAATAAATAATATCCTATACCGCAAAAAAATAAAGCAAATAATGCTACAATTATCATTAATAAAATATGTCCTAACGCAAATCCAGCTGCTATTGTTGCTGTTGATTTTACTGTATTGGTAAAAGATGGTGATTTTATTTTTTTTCTTTTTAATACCATAATAATGTAAAGTTATTTTTAATTTATTTTTAAATTTATTTTTTAATTTATTTTTATTCTTATTTTAGATAATATTTTGAATTTATATAAAAATATTATTTATATAAAATATTAACTGATATTATTATATAAACTAAATTAAGATATGCTATAATATGATATATAAAAATATTATATTATCTGCTGGAGCTTTATCTTGTTTTGCACATGTCGGGATTTATAGATATTTATATGAAAAAAAATTACTTAATAATTTAGAAAATGTTATTGGAACTTCAGGTGGCTCAATCGCAGCATTAATATTTGTATTACAACCATCTTATTTAGATATTAAAAAAATGATTTATTTACTTTTAAAATATAGTAAATTAAAAGAAGAATTTAATATTAATTTAACTAATTTATATGATTTAATGTATAATTTTGGTTTAGTTAATTCTAATTTTTTATATAAAATTACAAATATTATATTTAAATATCATAAAATTAATCCTAATATTACATTTGCTGAATTATATAATAAATATCCTATTAATTTAATGATTACGGGTTCTAATTTAACAAAACAAAAACCTGAAATATTTTCTTATAAATATACTCCACATATGACAATTAAAAAAGCTTTATCAATTTCTTGTTCTATACCAGTTTTATGTAAGCCTGTTATATATAATAATAATCTTTATAATGATGGTGGTATATTTAATTATTTTCCATATAATGTAATAATTAATGAAGATAGTATTAAAAAAAATCCTAATATTGTTAATGAAACTTTAGCTATCTCTATTATTTTACATGACTTTAAAATTAATAGTATTAAACAATATATTTTATATCTTCTATTTTTAGTTTCTAATAACAATATATACAATAATCAACATTATAAAAAATATGATAATATCATATATTATTATGAAAAATTAAATTTATTTGATTATCTCAATTTTGATATTAGTTTGTATTATAAATTTATTGATATTATAGATAAATCTTATCAATACACTATTGATAAATATGAACAGTATTAAAATTATTAAAATTATTAAAATTATTAAAATTATTAGCTGTTATTATTATAATAATATAATATTTTTGTATTGTCTATAAAAAATGATTTCTTATTTAAAATTTTAATATACTCTTAACATATAAAAGTACTAAATTATTATTAAATTTATTTATATTATTTCTTTAAATGTCTTTAAATATGATGAAATTTAATATAATTGCTTGTACTGATTCTAACTTAGTTATTGGTAAAAATGGCGATTTACTATATAAAATTTCAGATGATTTAAAGTATTTCAAGAAAATGACTTTAGGGCATATTCTTATTATGGGACATAATACATTTAAATCTCTACCTAAACCAGTTCGTCCATTACCAAATAGACTTAATCTTGTTATTTCACATAATACAGATGTTTATAATGAAGATATTACTTGTAATGGTGAGGAATGTTATGGATATATTATTAATTCACAAAAATATATTTTGAATTATTTAGAAAAAATTTATGATAATATTACTTATTATAATAAAAAAATATTTATTATTGGTGGTGGACGTGTATATAATGATTTTATGAATTATGTATCAAATCATTATTATATTGATAAAATATATTTAACACAAGTTTTAAGTAAAGCAAAAAGTTCAGCAAAAGAATTAGCAAATAATGAAAATAATTTTGTATATTTTCCTAAAATTCCAGCTGATACTTTTACACTTACACAAAATTCAGAAATTATGTTTGATACAACTGAAAATGTCAAATATGTATTCTTAATATATACAAATCATACAAAAAATGAGAATATTAAAAGAAATGTTAATGAGTTACAATATTTAAATACACTTCGCTATATTTTAAATGAAGGATGTCTTCGTGCAAATAGAACTGGTATTGACACCATTTCTGTATTTGGAGGTCAAACACAATTTGATATTTCGGAATCTATTCCAATTATCACTACCAAATTTGTTCCAACAAAAGGTTGTATTGAAGAATTACTATGGTTTTTACGCGGTGATACAGATGCTAAAAATTTACAAAAAATTGGTGTAAAGATTTGGGATGGTAATTCATCACGAGAATTTTTAGATAAAGTAGGACTTTCTCATTATGAAGAAGGAGATGTTGGACCAATGTATAGCCATCAATGGAGACACGCAGGTGCTGAATATTATGGTTGTTCTAATCCAATTCCAGAAAATGAATATCAAGGTATTGACCAAATTGAAGAAACTTTACGATTACTTAAAGAAGATCCATTTAATAGACGTATTCTTATTAATGCTTGGAATGTAAACGATTTAGATAAAATGTGCATTACACCTTGTCATAATATGGTTCAATTTTACGTTGAACTTGATAAATATGGAAATAAACATTTATCATGTCATATGTATCAACGGAGTTGTGATATGTTTCTTGGAGAACCTTGGAATATTATGTCATATGCTATTCTTACATATATATTTGCAAAAAAAACTGGAATGAAACCTAAAAAATTAATCATCAGTTTTGGCGATTGTCATATTTATACTAATCATTTAGAACAAGTACAAGAACAATTAACACGAGTACCTCTTACTATGCCAAAATTATTAGTTAATGATTCAGTTAAAGATAAAGATTGGGAAGATATTAAATTTGAGGATTTCAAGGTAATTGGATACTTTTCTCATTCTGTTATTAAAGGTGAAATGGCAGTTTAAATAAAATAATTTTAATTTATAAATATTAAAAACTTAAAAAAAAACTTAAAAAAACTTAAAAAAACTTAAAAAAACTTAAAAAAACTTAAATATTTTTTTGGTTAATTTTATAAACAAAAATCATATCAATTCATCTATATATATACATTTATGCCCTCTTATTATTGATTCTATTATTATACAAAGCCGCCTTATTATATAAAGTATTCTCACATATACGATACGCAACTTCTGTAGTATGAGTTTGAAAACCATTACTATCACGCTTTATCGTTAAATGCTTTGAATATGGATTCTTTGCTATTTGACTATTATAAGGCATATTACCTACAAATACAGGCATAATTCTATTACTAATATTATATCAAATATGTATTAAGAATTTATTATATATATAGATATATATCTATTTTATTAAAAATAGCATTTTTTTATTTTATATATATAATATATTTTTTATACATTATTTTTATACTTTTTATTTTATCTACTAATAATAAATAATGAATATAATATAAAAAATAATATTTATAATTATGATTCTAACAATTTTCTATACTTTTATCCTTTTAGGTTTAGTATTATTAATAGTTACTCTTTATGTTCTTAAAAAATATAAATTATATACTCCTATTTCTGTAAAACAAAATAATGAACCAACGGAAAAATCTAAAAATGAACCAATTAAAGAACATAATAATGAAAAGAAAAATAAGAATAGAAGTAATAATAATGTAAGTAATAATAATGTATCATTACCTTCAATTAATAAACCTAATAATATATTATCTAATAATTATCCAACCATACAAGAAAATAATAATACCCATAAATTATCAAATAATATAAATAAAAATGTGAAAGGAAGTGATGATTTACAATATCAATGTCAAGCATTTATGAAAGAAAAAGATAAACCTAAATATAAAAATGCTGACCCTAATAGAAAACTATATAAAGGATATGAATGGCAAGGACGTCCAATTGAAGATTTAGGTAATTGTAATAAAAAATGTCATACTTGTTCTGTTATTTCATCAAGTCTTCAACCAAGTTTATGGGGTACAACATTAGAAGAAGCTGAACGCACTGACGTTGGTTCAATTTTACCTAAATTTATCTATAAAGAATTAGATTATGAACAAGAATAAAAAAATGATATATAAATTAATATTAATCATTTTTTTTATACTTTTTATATTTATATATAATAATTATATAAACAAGTTAAATAATATATTATTTTAAATATTTAAATATTATAATATTTATTATGGATGTTATAAAAATACCAGTTGCTATTGTATTTCTTATTACAGTAATATATTTAATTTATACTTTCAATGCTAATGCAAATTACTCTAGAAATACTATTCTTGAAAAATTCTCAATAGAACATTTTGATAATAACAAATCTAAATCTAATAAAAATACTTTTGATAAATTATCAAAAGAAGATTCAAAATTATATGAAGAAATTATACATATATATTTTGAAGTACTTGATAGATTTCCTATTCCTCTTGAGTTAATGACTTTCTTTGATAAAATTAAAAGTGGAGTTCTTGATTTAGATGAATTGAAAGACCAATTAACTGATGAAATTAGAGAAATACAAAGGTTAAATATTACAACTAATAAAATCAGTATTGATGAAAGAAAAGAAAAGAAAAAAGGAGAGAAGAAAAAAGGGAAAAAATTTTTTAATTCTAATAATGAATATAATAAAAATGTTAATAAAATTATGAATGAAGTTAAAGAAGAAAATAAAAATAAAGAAAAGAAAAATGTAAATAAAGAAAAAGATAAAAAAACACAAAATGGTTACGATTTAGATATTGATGAAGACCGTATAATTAAAATAAAAAAATCAGGTGATTATACTACACAATTTAATGATAATGAAGAATTTATAAAAACATATATGCAAGAAGTTGGCAAAGATGATAAAAAAAATAAAACTTTAATTTTATCTAACCCTAAAATATATAATACATATAATACTTATCAAACTCCATCAACATTAGAAAAAACTACATTACTTGAAAACCCATATGAAAGTGAAGTTGTAACAGGAGATGATGGATTAATAAAAGATAAATGTGCTAGTATTTTAAATAATTCTACAGCACTTTCTAAATTACAAGAAGAACGAAATAAAAATGAATTAGATTTTAAATGTGCTATATCAACAGATGTTTTAGAAAAAGATAAGAAAATGGTTTTAAGAGAAGACCAAAAATGGACTATTCCTCAAGATAATAGATTAGCTTGTAATATTAAAGATGGAGATAAATGTGATGTTGTAAGATTACCAACAGATACAACATTAGTAGGAACATTTCTCAAATAAGTATATTCTTAAATTCTTAAATTCTTAAATTCTTAAATTCTATTATTTTTATATATAAATATATCATTTGATATTATATATAATTATTTTTTATAATTAATTACACCTTTGTGAAATTTAAATGCCGAGTTATAAATTTTTTTTATTAATTAATCTTTATATATTTTTAAAGTTTTATTCTATTTGATTTTTTCTTTACTATATTTTTAATTAATATTTAATTGATATTTAATTTGTTTTTTAATTTAATAAATTATAATAATCTAAAGCTTTTTTAGATGCTTCTTGTTCTGCTATTTTTTTTGTTTCACCTTTACCAATACCAATAATAGTTCCTTCCTTTGTTTTAACATATATACAATATTCTTTTAAAGATTGCATTTCTGAATCACTATTTCCATTATTATTATTGTCTATAATATCAGATGATGGATTCGTAAATGTTAATGTTGGAGATGTAAAATTGTTTTGTTTTTCTTCTATATTTAAATATAATTGGTCTGTTTGTTCATTTAGTTTCTTTTTTTGATTTAATAAAGAATTAGGATCTATAAAATCAGGTTTATAATGTAAATTTTGCTGACAATATTTGATTAATATATCTTTATAATTTTGATTTTGTTTTACCAATTCAGTAAAATCTACATAATTTTCAAATATATTTATTATCCATTCTTGTGCGGCTTCATAACCCATATCTTTACGTATTGCACCTATAAATGCTTCAAATACATCTTCTGCATAATCTTTATAATTACGTGAATCATTACGTTCAAGTTGTTTTGATATTATTAAGTATTTACTCAATCCTAATTCAATTGATAATTTTGATAACATTTTACCATTGACTAATTTAGTACGCATTTGAGTTAAAAATCCTTCATTTTCATTTGGATATCGCTCAAATAAATAATATGCAGTTGATGTATTTAATACACTGTCTCCTAAATATTCTAAACGTTCATAACTTTCTTCTTGTAATGGTAAACAATCACTTGGACAATTTATATTTCCATTTATAATATTTTCATTTTTACGTGTACAATATGATTTATGTACAAATGCTAAACGAAATAAATTTACATTATTAATAGGTTGATTAATATTTCCTTCATTTAAAAATTGAATAATTTCTTCTTCACTTATAATTTTATTTTGATTATTATATGGTAACTCTTCTTCTATTAATTTATCTTTATTATCCATTGATTAATAAATAGAAAAATAAATAGAAAAATAAATAGAAAAATAAATTATTATATTATATTATATTATATTATATTATATTATATTATATTATATTATATTATATATCTTTATATAATGTCATTTTTTTTTGTTATAAATTATAAGTATTAAATTATAAATTTAAATAATTTATTATTGTTTCACCAATCTTTTTCCCAATTTTACGTTTATCACTCAATTGTAACTCGCTAATTTCTTTAATTTTATCTTTCATATTATCTATTTTGTCTAATTCATATATCATATTTTTTAAATTTTTATATTTATTTTGAATTATTAATGCACAATTCATTGATATACTTGGAATTTGACATAATTGCAATGCCATTATATTTTCAGATGTTATATATTCTTTCTTCTTTTTAATTTTTATACTTGATAAATAATTATTACATTCCATAATATTAATTTCATTAATATTATCATTTTTATCAATATTTTTTTGCATATTATTAAAAAATTGTATATACTTTATTGGTTCTTTTTTTATACGTTTATATAACTCAATAATATATTGACTTGTATCATTTATACATTGAGTTGTTATTATATTTATATTATCTCTTATATTTGTATTTATAATTGAACCATTTATTTTAGGTTCATTATTTTGATAATTTTTAAAATTTTCTATTATATACATTAATTTTACATTTAATTCACTATTTTCATTTCTATAATCCATTAATCGAGATTTTTGTTCTCTATAACGACCGTCTTTTATTGATGCATCTAAATCAGTCAATGTTTTACGTTCTATTATAATATATGGTATATTATTGTATAAGATTTGTATATCACCTATTTCTAAATTTTTTTCTTCTAATTCAATATTGTTTGTTTTTAATAATCTTATTAGATTATGTTCTCGTATATCAATATATAATTTTATAGACATTTTCTTTTTAAGTTATAAAAAAATGTTAATATATATTATATATATAATTTATTACTTTATATACCTATTTCTTTTTGTCAGATTTCTTTTTGTCAGATTTCTTTTTGTCAGATTTCTTTTTGTCAGATTTCTTTTTTTCAGATTTCTTTTTGTCAGATTTCTTTTTTTCAGATTTCTTTTTGTCAGATTTCTTTTTGTCAGATTTCTTTTTTCCACCACCTGTTTGTGAAGATAAAGTATTAATACATTTTGATAGTTCTTCAAATGCAGTATTTATATTATCTAAATTCTTATCATTATCATCTTTTAGTTGTTTGATTGCTACATATAATTTTTCCCCGAGTATGTTAAAATTTCTTACTCCGTTTGACAAATTATTAAGCTTATTAGTTTTTTTGGATTTATTAAAAATACGTCCCAACATTTTATATATTTATATATCTCTATATTTTTATTATTATAAAATAAAAAAATTATAAATTATATAAAAAATATTATATAAGAATATATTATTTTATTATACACTATGAATTATATATCTTATATTTTTGCTCTTATATATATAGCAATCGACATTATTTATATAATACGTTCTAATTCATATTATGATAAAGTTGTTAAGAAAATTCAAGGACGTTCTATGAATAATATGAATAAAAAAGGTGTTTATATTAGTGCATTAATTGCTTATTTAATTCTTGCATTTGGTTGGCTATACTTTATAGCATCACGTATTGAAATTGGTATTACATATTGGGACTTAATTGTGTTATGTGCTGTTTATTCATTATGTATATATGGTGTATTTAATAGTACTTTATTTATTATGTTTAAAGATTGGGATATTAATGTTGCATTACGTGATACATTTTACGGAATTTCATCAATTACATTATTTAGTATATTTTATAAATTTATATTTGATAAAATTAAGTAAAATAAAATAAAATAAAAAAATATTAATTATTAATTATTAATTATATTCATAATTATTCATTACATTTATTTGCTAAAATTTTAATTGTATCTTCAAAATCATTTTGAAACATTATTGCTTGAACATATGCATGACTTAACTTATAATCTTTTAATTTATCATAATATTTATGATTTTTAATTGTTTCATAATTTAAATCATATTTAAACATTAACATTTCTGTAATGATTTTTGTTGATGTTTTCTTAAATTCATACTTAAAATCAAATCGTCCTGGACGGATTAATGCTTCATCAATTAGTTCAGGATGATTTGACGTCATAATAATCATAATGTCATTTAATTCAACAATTCCATCTAAAATATTTAAGAATGTTGTTAAATTAGGTTTATCACATAAATCATCATAATTATCTGATTTCTTTGTTTCATCATTATTTTCATCTTCTTTTAATTTACGACTATAAATCATACTTGATTTTGTAGCATCGCAATCTTCAAGAATAAAACATAATTCATCACGTTTATATGTTGTTCCATTAAAAGTCGTATTACGAAAAATCATTTCTAATTCTTTTGCTGTACGAATTTTATCTAAATTAATCATGATACCATGACGATTTGTATATTTTAAAATTCCTTTGATTGATGACGATTTGCCACAACCAGGTGAACCATAAAATAACATACCACCTTTAAATGTAATACCACTTTTTATATATTTAGATTTAATAGTTTCTTTATATTCAATTTGTGTTTTTGTATATTTTTCACTATATTCTAAATTGATAAATGGTTTGATATAATTAATTAATTGTTGTTTATCTTCAATGAAAATATTTGATGTTAAATCTTTATTATGATTACATTCAAATTTCTCATATTTAGCTTTTAAATCACCTTCATCGTTAAAACACGAAATATAATTATAAATATATTGTGTTTTATCTTTTATTTGATTTTCTAAAAATTCATCATATTCTTTAATACATTTATTTACAAAATTTTTAATAATAATCATATTATTAAATTTTTTATTATAAGTCATTGTTAAATGTATCATATAATAATCTATCTTTTTATCTTCATCATTTTCAGAATTTAATTCAAAATAAATATTATGTTCTATATCAATTAATGTTTTATTTGAAAATAATGGTAAATAAATGAATGAATCTTTACGTTTAGATTTATCCATATTATGAATTCCACGCATTGTATCAATATTTTCATCTAAACATTCCCATAAACGATTAAATTTTAAATCATCAAGGTTTGTTTGAATATAATGAATAATTGCACGAAAATCTTTACTAAATTTTAATTTATATGACGGTTTTTCACATCGCATATCAAAATGTACAATTGGTACAATTGGGGTTTCCAATGTATAACACACTTCTCGTACTATATTTAAATATTTAAAAATACGATATGAATACCTATCATATGCCTTTGAAAATTTATCAAAGAAAATAATCATTGGAATAATTAAGGCTAATGTTTCTTTTGGTAAAATGTTTTGAAGTATCATTAATTCTCCAATACTTTGGAAACTATCAAGACCATTCATCATCATTATTGAAGTATTTGTGCCTTAATACACCGGTATATAATTAAATAATATAATATGGCATTTTTTATATAAATAATTATTAAGTTTTTATTAAGTTATAAAAAAATGATTTAAATATATATTTATATTATTTATATAATCTTGATTTTATTTATTTCATTTTACACATTTATATCTTATATTATGAATAATTTAAAATATATTGATTTATGTGCTGGAACAGGTTGCTTCAGTTATGTATTACAAAATTATGGTGCTGAATGTGTTTTAGCAAATGATTATGATAAAAATTCTAAAAAAATTTATGAAACTAACTTTCCTAATCATAATTTTATATATGATGATTTAAATAATATTAATAATGATGATATTCCAGAATTTGATATTGTATGTGTGGGATTTTCTTGTCAGCCGTTTTCAATCGCAGGTAATCGTCGCGGATTTGAAGATGAACGAAGTTCTGTACTTATAAAAACATTAGATATTATTAAAGATAAAAATCCTAAAATTGCTATATTTGAAAATGTTAAAAACTTTTTAACTCATGATAATGGTAATTCATTAAAATTTTTATTAGATAAATTAAAAGATATGAATTATTATGTTAAATATAAACTTTTAGATACTTCTAAACTTACAGAAATACCACAACATAGAGAAAGGGTATATTTTATTGCATTTAAAGAAAAAGTAAAATTTGATAAATTTAATTTTGATTTTGAAATTAAAGAAAAAAAAAATATTAATGAATTTTTAGAAAATAATATTCAAGATAAATATTATTATACTGAAAATTCTAATATTTATAATAAATTACTAGATACAAATATGGATAATATTAATACAAATAAAGTATATCAATATAGAAGAACATTTGTTCGTGAAAATAAAAATAATTGTGTTCCTACTTTAACTGCAAATATGGGAACAGGAGGACATAATGTACCAATTATAAAAAATAATAATGGTATTAGAAAACTTACACCACGTGAATGTTTTAATTTTCAAGGATTTCCACAAAATTATATATTACCATCAAATATGTCCGATGGAGTATTATATAAACTTGCAGGAAATGCGGTAACTATGAAAATTGTTGAATTAATTATTCATCAGTTAAATCAAATTTATCAAAATAATCAATAGTTCCAGACCAATATAATTCAATATATTTACCTAA